ACGAAATGTATTGGTATTCATGTTGCTGGTTCGCTCTCGAAGACCAACCCTGTTGGTCTAGCGGTTAGAGTTTCTAGAGAGATGATTGAAGAGGCACTTGGTGAACACTTGAAGAAGAACTCTTTTGTAGCTGAGAGTTGTTTGATCGAACGTCTTGAAGAATCAGAATGTCCAAATCTTGTCAGCATTGAGAAGGTTCCAATTAACGCTAGAGTTCATCTGAGCTCTAAGAGCAAGTTGAAACCTTCCATTATATCTGAGTTTTTGCCTTTTTCCACCACCAAACAACCCGCGATTTTGTCTGTCCTGGACGAAAGGTCTAAAGGCAAAGATCCTGTGGAGGAAGCCATATGCCGATTGGCAAAAGCGCCGAAGGTCTCATTAGATCAGGAAACACTTGATGTATGCGCTGATGATCTTTTCGAGCATTTGAATTCCGCCTTGGACTATTCGAAGACAGGCGGTTTTCGAGAATTAACTTTCGAAGAAGCCGTTTTTGGCATTCCAGGAGCACTTTCCTCAGTGGTCACGTCGACTAATGCAGGATCTCCTTATTGCTATTTTGTCAACAAGACTGGTAAGCGAGAGCTTATCTGGTTTGATAGGGGAGAGGGCAAAGTCAATCCAATGTTTCGGAGTCACGCTCTGGACACATACCGGCGAGTCCGGAATGGCGAAAGCTTAGACAAAGTCTTCTTAGGTTTTCAAAAGGATGAAGTCAGATCTGTCAGCAAAATAGAAGATGTCAACACTCGAATCACGTATTCAAATGATGTGACTTACAATGTGGTCTGTCGAATGCTTTTTGGATCCATGGTTGTTGCTTTCAATAGCAGCTTCCCCTCTCATGCATATGCTTTGGGTATTAACCCTAGTTCTCATGATGCAAACAAAATTTATCATCGAGTACGAAAGAACTCGGACCGATTGGTGGCAGGTGACTTTAAGGAGTTTGACTTGCGCCACCAAAGGCAAATAATGGACACGAGCTTTAAGGTCCTTCAACGCCTCGGTGCTAAATTGGACAGGAGTGATGTTGTTTTTGAACACGTCCGACGTCATGAAACTGAAATGCCCTTCATCATTGGAAAATGGAAGCTGCGGACTAAATGCAACAATGCAAGTGGTGGTTTTTGGACCACTATCTTGAATTGCATTACTGCTGAACTTTATTTCCGCTACGGTTTCAAAAAAGACCATCCTGGAAAAATCTTCGAAGCATTTATCTCCTTAGTTATTCTCGGAGATGATCACATTGTTTCAGTTTCCAAGGAAATTGAGTGGAACCCCTTGCAAATTGCAGCTTCCATGAGCAAAGTCGGTCAAGTCTACACAAGTGCTGTCAAAGAGCGTGAACTGACGAAGGATTATGAATCCTTTGATCAGATTCTGTTTCTTGGTCATTATTTTCGTAAAGTAGACGGCTCTTGGTCAGGTGCTTTGCGGAAGTCGACTCTCGAGGAGAGCGTTTTATGGACACGAAACAATGACCGAACCATTGTTCAGGAATGTCAACAGATGATCGAGTATGCCAGCCAATGGGACGAAGAGTATTATCGCTTTTTCAAGGATTCCGTTAATAACGCCCTGGAACGAGCCGGTCTTGACGTAGTTGAACTTCCGCCATGGAAATCTCTCCGACGTACTGTAGCTGAAAGAACCACAGAGAGTTCTGCTGATTTCCGTTTTGTGGCCCAAGCCGATACTGTTTTGGGAAAGGCTTTGACAGGTCCATCAGTTCATCAAGAAGGACTTGTTACCGTGGATACAATGACGAATGTGGTCTCACAGGACGTGGTTCTTAGTGGACGCGCCCCTTTGTCAAGCTCATTAAGCGAGTCTCCAGGTAGCATGAACATGGGCACCGAAAGCTTTGTTCGACGTGGACAATGGAACTGGTCAAATTCTGATTCTCTAGGGTCAATGATTTCAGGATTTTCACCGATCTCTATTCCTTACGGTTTGTTGGGCATGGGTGATCAGTCAAACATTCAAAATATGGGTTTTCAAAATTTTCAGTTCTCTGAACCGGACGTAGAGGTTAAAATTCAGCTTAACGGCGCTCCTACGCAGGCAGGTTGCTTGATGGCCTTTTTCGTTCCTTTGAGCGATGTGAACCCTCAAGTTGCCAATTGGTCTTCTTTGCCTCATGTAAAGTTGTCTCCGTGCGACAATCCAACAGCAACTTTAAGGATTCCTTATCGCTACTGGAGGACAATGACTGACAATCAGTTGGCCCATGATGTTACAATATCGACAGGTTACTTCCGCCTGGGAGTCTATTCTCCTCTTGTTTCGCTTTCATCGCCTCAAAACTGTGGGGTTACCATCTATTCTCGCTTCATCACCTCTCAGCGAATTCCACGAACTTTGCCACCGTCTTTAACGAACACGCGTCCGAAATACGGGTTTACACGTGGTACAGGATCGCTGGCAGGTCAGCTGCTTTCGAGCGATACTGCCTGGGTCGCAGAGGGAGGAAACGTCTCTACTACGAATGTGCAGAACACTTACTCTATTGGAGATGTCGCTGGAAATATCCCCATAGAAGGAAACACCAAGATTGGAGGCACCACCCAGTCGTTGGACCAGAAAGCAGACATTTCAGCAGTGCCCCTTGATAACCCGCCGCTTGTCGGTGGAGGCGTTCCAATGGTTCAACAGTTTCCATCGATGTCGAAGACGAACGGTCCGGAGGCCACAACTGGTTTGTACTTGCATCCACAGGAGATGTTTCGTCAGCCTTTTCAGTTCAGGGATTCGGAGGAGACTCTTATCAGCAATCTGTTATCACGCCCTGGGCGTATATTCAGCTTCCCTTGGACCACTAGCCAGGTTGATGGTACAGACTTGTATTCGTTCAATTTAGACACACTTGTTTTCGACGATTCCCCTACGAACTGGAACACTCAATGGGACATACCAGCAAACATTGGAATCTTGAATCTTTTCAAGTTTGTCCACTTCGATGCTGTTTTCTCTGTTCACGTAGTGAGAACTCGTTTCCACTCTGGACGTTTACAAGCATCTGTTTCGTATTCAATGTTTGATGATTCACCTGCTCAAAAGACTGCTCTCTACAACAACATTTTGGATTTCAACGCTGACCAGTCTATATGTGAGTTTCGGGTTCCATGGAACTGTTCTCAAGAATTTATTCGTTCGTCAGAAAATAAACCTCAGGGCCCATCTAGTCGAGTTGGCACCGTGGCTCTTTCGGTTTTGAATGAGTTGAGAGTTACATCAGAAATTGTTTCACCGAGTGTA